TGGCTGGTGAAGCAGGTGGTGGAAAGCTGGCCGGATTGGTGCAAGGTGCTGTTATGGCGGCAACATTAGACGATATTTATACTGAAGTCCGGGCAATGCTGCTCGGGCTTTTTTCGTGCGAAGTGGTGCGCGGATACAACAACAACGTACCGTTGCCCAAGCCGCCGTTTGTGGTGATGAACATCCTGAACGAAGCCGCCGCCGCCACGAACGAACACGCTTACGCCGTGGCGGATGAAACCGCCGCCGTCTCGCGCCAATCCGAAATACAGATGCAGCTTGATTTCTACGGCGCAGAAGCCGGGCAGATGGCGCAGAAAACTGTTTTGCTTTGGCGCGATTTCTACGCCTGCGAACGGCTGAAATCCTGCCAGCCGCTGTATGCCGACCCTGCCCGCTTCATGCCGCTCACCAACGAAGAGAGCGAATATGAAGAACGCTGGATGACCACCGTCTATCTGGCCTATGCGCCACAGGCAGAACACCCGCAACAGTTTGTCAACGCTTTTGATTTAACCCTGATCCAACCGTAAAGGATATATCCATGTTCCAATCTATTCCGGCAAATAAAATTGTCAGCGTGAATCCCGCCGTACTCAGTTCCGGCGGTTCCCCCCTGTCGATGAACGCCGTCTTCTTGAGCAAAAACGAAAACCTGCCCACCGGCCGGCATACCGCGTTCCCCGACGCTTCGGCAGTCGGCGAGTTTTTCGGCTTGGCCAGCGAAGAATTTAAAGCCGCGCAAGTGTACTTTAAAGGCTTCGACGATTCGCACATCAAGCCCGGCACGCTGTATTTCTACCCCTACAACGTCGGCAAAGAAGCCGCCTATCTGCGCGGCGCGAGCGTGAAAAGCATGAGCCTTACCGCCCTGAAAAAATTTTCGGGCAATCTGAAAGTGAACATCGACGGCAGCGACAAGAGCGGCGACAACATCAGTTTGGCGGCCGCCACCAGTTTTTCCGATGCCGCCGACAAAATCGGCACCGCCATCAGTGCCGCCGTGCAGTTTGACGAGCAGTTGCAGGCGTTTGAAATCGTTTCCGCCACCCAAGGCCGAGCTTCCGAAATCGGCTTTGCCACCGGCACGCTGGCCGAAGCCTTGAATCTGACCGAAGCCAAAGGCGCGGTGATTTCCAAGGGCAACGATGGCGACAGCGCGGAAACCGTGATGGAAGGCGTGATTCAGTCCACTTTGAATTTTGCCACCTTTACCACCGTGTTTGAGCCCGAACTGTCCGACAAACTGGCCTTGGCCAAATGGAGCAACGCGCAGAACAACCGCTTCCTTTACGCCGCATGGGGTAAAGAAGCCGCCGCTCTGCAAACCGGCAACACTAACTGCTTGGGCGCACAACTGAAAGCCGCCGCCTACGACGGCACCGCACCGATTTACGGCGGGCTGGACAAGGCCGCTTTCCTGTGCGGCGCGATTGCATCCATCGACTTTACCGAAACGCAGGGCCGCATCACGTTGGCGTTCAAAAACCAATCCGGCTTGAGCGTAGACGTGGACAACGCCGCCGATGCCGACAACCTGAAAGAAAACGGCTACAACTATTACGGCGCATGGGCAACCGCCAACGACCGCTTCACTTTCCTTTATCCCGGCCAAATGCCCGGCAAATGGAAATGGATTGATGCCTATGTGAACCAAATCCGCCTCAATAGCCAGTTGCAGCTTGCCCTGATGACCCTGCTCACCTCGGCCAAGGCTGTGCCGTACAACGCCGTCGGTATCGCCCTGCAACGCGCCGCCTGCCAAGACCCGATTAACGAGGCCTTGAACTTCGGCAGCATCCAGCCGGGCGTGCCGTTGAGCGAACAGCAACGCGCCCTGATTAACAACGAGGCGCGCGTCGATGCCGCCGCGAAGATTGAAAGCACCGGTTATTTCCTGCTGATTCAGAACGCTTCGGCGCAGACGCGCGGCAACCGCCAATCCATGCCGATGAAGCTGTGGTACACCGACGGCGGCAGCGTGCACAATATCAACCTCGGCTCAATCAACGTCCAGTAAACCCATGCAGGCTGCCTGAACTGTCAGGTAGCCTCTTTGCAAAGGAAAATATATGCAAACCGTATCAGACCGCACCCTGACCGCCGCCAACAGCATCCTGCTGATGCGCGTGAAAGGCTTTAACGACAACTTCGTACAGATTGAAGGCTACGCCGCCGACAATGCCTTCGACTTCGGGCAAGGAAAAATCGGCGAAACCATGATGGGCGTGGATGGCCAACAGTCCGGCGGCTTTACGCCCTATGAAGTGGACTTCAACATCCAGCTTGCGCCCACCAGCAAATCGCGTGACTACTTCGACCAATTCACCAACGACATCCTGCAACGTCAGGAAACGCGCATGGTGGAATTTTCGGTTGAGATTCCCGCCGTCAAAAAACGCTACTCCGCCACCGGCTTCTTGGTGGAAGTTCCGGGCGGCACAACCGCCAAGAAAACGCTGGAATCTTCAACCTACTCGTTCCGCATCGTGGTGAAACCGGAGGAAATCTGAAATGGCGTTGAAAACCAAGCAAATCACGATTGAGTACGGGCGGGATAAAGGCCGGGTATTTCTGATTACCGAAATGGCCGCCGCCCATGCCGACAACTGGGCGATGCGCGCCCTGATCGCGTTGGCCAACGGCGGCGTGGACTTGGGCGGCCTCAGCCCGCAGCAAGGCATGATGGGCATGGCCGGCGTGGCTTTGGACGCATTAGGCCGTCTGAAAGCCGATGATGCCATCCCGCTGCTGAACGAACTGTTGGACTGTGTGCAAATTATCCCCGAAGGCGGCCAGCCGCGCCCGTTGAATATGGACTTCAACGACGTAGAAGACTTTACCACCCTGTGGCGGTTGCGGAAGGAGGTGTTCGCATTGCATACCGATTTTTTGCAACACGCCTTTGGCAAGACTACGGAGTCGGAAGAGGAAGGGGCGGCGGCCTAGACTATCTGAATCTGACACAAACCATAGGTGCGCTGGTGTCTTCCCGCATCTGCACGCTGCACGAGTTGCAGACGGTGTACGGGCTGGAAGATGCCTTCAACCTTTTGGAGGTCGTCAATACCGATGCCTTCAACCGCAGTAAGGCCGTCTGAAAAAAAAGGAAATACCATGGCAACCGTTATTGACACCCTGTTTTTGGAACTGGGCATAGATTCGGGCAAATTCGGCACGCAGGCCAAAGAGGCCGAAAACAGACTTGACCGCATGTCCGCCTCATTCGGCAGGGCGGAAAAAAGCGCGGCCAAATCCTCAAAAGGACTGGAAAAGCAGGCCGCGCAGTCCGCCAAAAGCACCAAACAGGCCAAAAGCCTGACGCAGGCGGTCGGCTCCCTGGCGAAGGGTTTTGCCGCCTTCACCGCCTTGGTGATGGGTTCAAACGCACTGGATAAAATGATTCGAGAAGGTGCGCAGGCCAACGTCGAACTGGACAACCTGTCCCGCAACATCGGCATCAGCCGCAACCAACTCCAAGCATGGGGCGGGATGGCGGAAATGGCCGGAGGAAGCGCGGAGGGCATGAAAGGTAGCCTGGCCGGGTTGAGCATGGGCATTACCCGCCTCACCACTATGGGCGACACCTCCATGGTGCCGTTTTTCAACGCTTTCGGTGTTGCCTTGCTCAATGCCGACGGCAAAGCACGCGACCTCGACAGCATCATGCTGGATTTGGCCGACCGCTTTGCCAAAATGGACAGGGTGCAGGCCTACAATCTGGCCAAAAGCATGGGTTTGGACGACGGCACCATCAATACCTTGATGCTCGGCCGTGCCGAAATGGAAAAGATGCTGGAGATGCAGCGCAACCTTTACCGTTCCGGAGAAAAGGAAATACAGGTCAGCCGCGAACTGACGCAGGCGCGTGGCTATTTGAACGCGCAATGGGACAGCCTGAAAGCCATGCTGGCCGACGCGCTCGCCCCCGTACTGCTGAAAATCGTCAAAATGGTCAGCGGTTTTGTCGATTACCTGATGAAGCACGAAAACAGCATGAAGCACGTTTTCGAAGGCTTGGCATTTGTACTGGGTGCGGTATTGGTGCCCGTCTTTATCGCCGCCGCCGCCTCCCTGCTGGCCTTTATCGCCCCCTTCGCCCCCTTCATCCTTACCGTCGGCGCACTGGGCGCGGCCTTCCTGCTGCTGTACGACGACTACAAAACATGGGCGGAAGGCGGGAAAAGCCTGCTGGACTGGAAATTTTTTGACAACTACATCAAGACGTCGAAAATCTCGACAGACAGCCTGGGCAGTGCGTTTGTGTACCTGCTCACAGGCTACACATCATGGGCGGATGCCGCCAACGGCCTGCTGGACTGGCTCAAACTGAAGGGCTTTATCGACGAGAACGGTTTGTCAATCAAAAGCCTGAAAGAAGGATTCCACAACCTCTATCTGGAAATCAAAAACTACCTGATGCCGTATTTCGAAGCTTTGGGCGATACCTTTACCGCCATGATGAACGGCGATTGGGAGGGAGTGAAAAAAGGTGCTGGGAGGATGGCGCGCGAGGCAGGAAACGTCGTTACCGACGTGGTCGGCTGGGGAGTGGAACATGCGGCGGGCGTTATCGATACCGCCACCGGCCACGACCCGAACGCGGAAGGCAGCCTGCAATCACAGGCTAAGTTCGCAACCAATGCCGCGAAGCAGATGATAGGCAGTAAAGCGTCAAGTTCATCAATGAACTACAAAATAAGCGGGAAGAATCGGCATAACCAACAGATTATTGCCGAGGAGGCGGAGAAGGCAGGTATAGACCCATCGATTATGCTGGCGATGGCGCATATTGAAACAGGCGGGTCGTTTGATGAAAGAGCCAAAAACCCGGAATCATCCGCTTCCGGCTTGTTCCAGTTTATGAAAGGCACGCGCGGAAAGTACGGCTTGGATGGCAACACCGTTTTTGACGCACGTAAAAACTCGGCGGCCGGTGCGAAAATGCTGAATGAAAACCGAGCTTATTTTAAAAAACGGTTCGGACGTGAGCCTAGTGCGGGCGAGCTTTATTTAATGCACCAGCAGGGAATCGGGGGAGGAACGGCATTGATGGCCAATCCCAATGCTTTGGCTATTGATGTACTGACACGCGCCCATAAGGGGAATCGGAAGAGGGCGGAAGAAATCATCCGAAAAAATGGCGGGCGTATGGATATGACGGCCGGACAGTTTGCCGACAAATGGATCGGCAAGGGCAATTCGTTGCAAAAAGCTTATCAGAAAGGAGGCAATCAATTTGCGGCAGGGCAGGCCGTCGCGGCAGGTGCCCAACGCGGGATGCAATCCATGCAGCAGGGCGAGGCAGTACGCGCCCAAAACGTAACCAACAACAACCAACGCACCACGCAGGTTTCCATTAACGGCGGCATACACGTCCAATCGTCGGCAAGCACCATCACCGGCACGATGGACGACGCATCCGCCGCCGCGCGAGACCGCATGGTTCAGATTGTTCCGGCAATGGTCTGATGTCTGTTTATTTAAATGTTAGGTAATGTTAGAATCCGTTGGGATTTTGCAGGGCTGCACTTGATGTGCAGTCCTGCGTATTGAAACATCTAACGGAGAATAGCATGGATAAACCGTCAATCCTTGAAGAATTGGAAAAATTGGGCGAATTGAGGGACAAAGGCATTTTGACCGAAGAGGAGTTTGCCGCACAGAAGGCAAAACTCCTCAATGGCGCGGACGCCGCAGGCGGAGTGCCGAAAAATCCTCAAGAGGGGCAGGCAGAGCCGCAGCAACAGCAGCCTCAGGCACCGCAACAGCAACCGCATCAGCCGTCTATCGTCATCCAGCAATCCTCCATGCCCAGTGCGTCGTCATCTGCCGCAGCCGCAGCAGCCAGCAGCGGAGACGGTTTTTGGGGGACGTTTTTGAAAATCGTGGGCGGCATCTTTGTTTTGTCCATCATCCTTGCCACATGTACTTTGAACGGCCGCGACAAGAAAACGGAAAAACAGGAGGCCGTGCAGCAACAGGCATCCGCCGTTGTTGCCGAACCGGCGGAAACGCCGAAGGATGTACCGGAAGAAAACCTAGAAGCCAAACTCGGACAGGCGCAGGCCGACTATGCGGAAGCCGAAATCCGGCTGAACAAAGTTTGGAAGGAAATGGATGCCGGCGTGCGCGAACACCTGAAGCGCGAGCAGGTGGCCTGGAACCGCGACAAAGAAAGCACTTGCAACCTGTATGCGAAAGAAAACGGCCAGACCCAGCAGGAGCGCGATATTTTCCGTCTCGACTGCTGGACGGACAAATCCGACCAGCGCACTTCCGAACTGATCGCATTGGAAAAACAATTGCTGCCGCAGATTCAGAAAGCCCAAAAAGAGCAAATGGAGAAAAGCGCGGCGGTTGCCATTGCGGAAATCGAAAAAGTGCATGCCGCATGGTCGGAAGTCCCCGACGACATCAAACAGCAGCTTGAAGGCGATTTTGCCGGATGGAAAGATGAGGTAACGTCCACCTGCTTCCCTGAAGGCAAAGACAGCGTGCAGGATGTGATTAAGAGCAACGAATGCGTCACGAAAGCGGCGCAGAAGAAGTTGAAAGAAATAAACGGATACAAAATATGATGATGAGGCCGTCTGAATTTCAGGCGGCCTTTTGGTTTGCCGCCGCGCCGCAAGGTTCGGCGGCCTTTGTGCTGGAAAAACAATAGGAAGGTTGATTATGGCTTGGAACTCAATCGGCATACCGAATATCCCCAAATTGCCGACGAATATAAGCGGTGCGCTGATACAGTTCGGCGGCGCGGCATTGATTAACGCCGTTTTCGGCAATTATTGGGGGATATTCGGCCAAAACGGCATCCCGCTGCTGTTGGCGGACAATGTAACCGCCATCAAACACAATGCCTCCTCTAAAGTAGCCAATGCGCCCGTAGAACAAGGGGCGTTTGCCAGTTACAACAAGGTGGACGACCCGTTCACAATGACCGTGCAGATGACCAAAGGCAGCGGCGGCGTCGTGATGCGCGGCGCGTTTCTCGCTTTGGTGGATGCGCTGGCAAAAAGCAACGACCTGTACATGGTGATTACACCGGAGGCCGTCTATCCGAATATGGCGATTACGGGCTATGACTACGCCCGCGAGGCTTCGGACGGGGCGCGTCTGTTGAAGGTCAATATCCATCTTGCGGAAGTGCGTCAGGTTAAGGTGAAGTACACCAAAACCAAAGCACCGGAAGCGCAGGAGATGCAGGACAACGGCAAGCAGGCGGCGAAACCTGCGCAAAATCAATCCGGCCAGTCCTTCCTATCCAAGATTGGGGATTTTGCCAAGGGCGGCTTGGATAAAGTCAAAAGCTGGTTCAAATAGGCTGTCTGAAAATGATTTATGAAATTCCTTTAAAACTTGTCCCCTCCCAGCAAACGACCGTCGGTATCGGAGGGCGGGATATTACGGTGGCCGTCCGGCTGCGGCTTGGCCGTCTGTATGCGGACGTGAAGGCGGACGGGGAGTATTTGGTTCAAAACCGCGTCTGTCTAGACGGCGTGCCGCTGGTGAATGAAGTTTGGCGCGGACTGCCCGGCGATTTGTACTTTATCGACAAGCAGGGCGCGGACGACCCGCAATGGCAGGAGTTGGGCGACCGCTTTATTTTGGTGTATCACGATGGGCATTAAGGAAAAAATTCTGCGGATCAGCATCAAGCTCGGGCAGGAAAAGGACGTGTGGGATGCGAAAGGCAACGATACGCTGGTTGTGGAGGGGTTGCGCGCGTCCTGCCAAATCAATTACGGCAACGGCTCGCTGATGCCGTCGGCCAGAATCAAGGTTTACGGATTGAGGCTGGAAACCATGATGAAGTTGTTGCGTGTGCGCTGGAATACGGAACAGGCAATGATGAACTTGGTGCAGGTCGAAGCGGGGGAGCAGGGCAACATGAGTGTGGTTTACACCGGCAACATCACGTTTGCCTACCCCGATATGGGCGGCGCGCCCGATGTGGCCTTGGTTATCGAGAGCCATACCGCCGTTTTGTGGCAGCTGAAACCTGCCGAAGCAGTCAGCAACGAAGGGGAAACCAATGTTGCCGCCGTGATTGAATCATTGTGCGCGAAAATGGGGCGGAAATTTGAAAACAACGGCGTAAACGCGAAAATCAGCAATCAGTATTTGAGCGGCACGGAGTTGGACAAAATCCGCCAGATTGCAGCACATGCGGGAGTAGACGTTTATATCGACAATGAGACGATTGCGATTGCGCCGAAGGGGCAGCCCCGAATGATTGATGTTCCGGTTTTAAGCCCGAAAACGGGGCTGATAGGCTATCCCGTGCCCGATTTGCAGGGCATCAAACTGCGCTGCCTGTACGACAAGGCTTTGCGCTTCGGCGGCTTGTTGGAAGTCGAAGGCAGCCAGATAGAAAGCTGCAACGGCAAATGGCGCGTTTTCGGCATGTCGCTCGATTTGGAGTGTAAAACGCCGAACGGCAAATGGTTTGCCGACATTAAAGCCGCCGATGTGGAGGATATGAATGTCAAAGTCGCAAAATAACTGGGCGCAATACGGCGCGGAACAGGCGCAGGGCGGCGCGGGCGAAATCGGCGCAATCGTGTCGGGCATCGTCTCGCGCATCCAAACCGTCACGCTGGTGCGGGTGGTGAAAACCAAAGCGGGCGGGCTGGCTCCCGTCGGGCTGGTGGACGTGCAGCCGTTGGTTGCCCAAGTCAGCGGCGGCGGGGAAATCACGCCGCACGGCATTATCTACAATATCCCGTATTTCCGCCTGCAAGGGGGCGGGAACGCCGTCATTATCGACCCCGAACCGGGGGATATAGGCATGTGCGGGTTTTGCAGCAGGGATATTTCCGCCGTCAAACAGAATAAAACGCCGTCTGCGCCGCAAAGCCTGCGGCGTTTTGATTTTTCAGACGGCCTGTATTTCGGCGGCTTCCTAAACGGCACGCCTAATCAATACATCATGTTTTCCAAAGGCGGCATCAAACTGTTTTCGCCCGGCGATATTGAGATGGAGGCGGCCAATATCAGTCTGAAAGCGCAAGGCGGCGTGAGCAGCACCTCGCAAACCTTTCAGGCCAACACCCAAGCCACGGCGCAATTCACGGGCGGCGGCGGGATTTCTGCCGATGGCGATGTGAAGGCGCAAAACATCAGCCTGCTGCACCACGTCCACAAAGGCGTGCAGCCCGGCGGCGGCAACACGGGAGAACCGCAATGAACACCCTCTATCTTGACCCGCAAAGCTGGGATTTGGTTTTAGACGCGGCGGGCAATATCGCGATGGCGAAAGACCCCTACGCCAAAGCGCAGGATGTGGCCTCGGCGTGCCGCCTGTTTGCGGGCGAGTTGTATTACGACACGGAGAAGGGCATCCCCTATTTTGAAGAAACGCTGGGCAAAAAGCAGTCGTTCGCGCTGTACCGGCACCGCCTGATACAGGCGGCAATGACTGTTCCCGGCGTCGTGGCGGCAGATGTGGAGATGGAGCAGATGAATGACCGCGTCCTGTCAGGCCGTCTGAAATTTACCGACGACACGCAGAAACAATATGAGATAACGCTATGACGAACGTATCTAAAATACAGATTACCGACAGCGGCCTGAAGCTGCCGACCCATCAGGAAATTTTATCGGGCGTGCTGGCCGACATCAATGCCGCGTTTGGCGGCGGGCTGAATACCGAAAGTCTGGAAACACCACAAGGGCAGCTTGCTTCGTCGCTGGCCGCCGTGATTGCCGACAAAAATGATTTGATAGCCGAACTGGTTAATCAAATCCACCCCGATTACGCAGACGGCATCATGCAGGATGCGATTGCCAAAATCTATTTTTTGGAGCGGAAAAAAGCCGTGGATTCGTCTGTCGAATGTGAGTTTATCGGCCTTGCCGGAACAATCATCCCTAAAGGTTTCGCAGTATTGGACACACTCGGCGTGCAATGGATATTGAGGGATGAATCCTCTATTTTGGAAGGCGGCAGGGGGATGGGGATTTTTACCGCCGCCGGCGTGGTGTCAGCCGCCGCCAATACGGTAAACCAGCCTATCAGGACAATTACCGGGCTTGACCGCGTCAATAATCCACGTCCCGCCATCCCGGGAAGGGAATTGGAAAGCCGCGCGGATTTCCGCCGCCGCCGGCAGCAGTCGGTGGCCGCAAATGCACACGGAACGCCGCAGTCCGTGTATTCCAACGTCGCACAGCTTGACGGGGTGAGTGATGTGTACGTGGTCGATAACCCGAAAGACGAAGCTATCAGTATTGGCGGGGTAACGCTTAATCCGCACAGCATTTATGTTGCCGTCCGCGGTGGGAATGATGCGCAAATTGCCGAACAAATTTGGCGGTATACAGGTAACGGATGCGATTACAACGGAAATACAACCGTAATTGTTTATGACCGCAACTATATGGATCCGAAGCCATCTTATGAAGTGAAATTCCATCGGCCTGAAGAAGTACCGGTGTATTTTAAAGTAACGGTAGCACCCGGAGCGGCACTGGGTTACGAAATCAAAATTCAGAATGCGATTATTCGGCATTTTGCCAATCTGAATCTTTCCCGTATCGGTCAATCTGTATTTTCTGCCGATTTTTTCCAGCCGGTTTTGGCATTGGAAAACATCCGGCTGCTGGATATCCAAATTAGTGATAAACGTACAAATTGGAGGGAAGAGGTCAAGGTAGGCATCGGCAGCATCCCTACTATTTCGTTTGGCAGTATTGAGGTGGTGTCGGCATGATTGATGTTGATAAAACCATCATCAGCCAGTATGCACATAGCCCGGTATTACTGGAGATGATTCATAGGTTGAACGACTGTATTTGCCCGCGTGAGCAGTTGCAGGCGTTTTATCATATGATTTGGAATGTTGAGACGGCCAAAGGCTACGGCCTTGATGTGTGGGGGCGAATTGTCGGCATTAGCAGGGATTTTAAGGTTACGCCTAAAAACAAGCATTTGGGATTCGCCGATGGGTTTTTAAACTTTGATAATGGTATTTGGAGTGTCGGTGACGGCACGACGGACGTTTATACATTGGCTGATGATGCCTATCGGAAGCTAATTATGATTAAGGCGATGAAAAACATCATGTATGCAACAGCATACAATATCAACCGCCTTTTAATTTCGTTGTTCAGCGGCCGGGGCCGTGCCTATTTCTTAAAAATAGGCACAATGAAGGCACGGTATGTATTTGAATTTAATCTCACGCCGACTGAAAGGGCTATTATTTTCCAGTCTGATATTTTGCCAAGGCCGTCTGGAGTCTTGGTGGATTTTTTTGAACCAAAAGCCGGGCAGTATTTTGGCTTTAAAGAAGCGAACCTAACCCCGTTTGACAGCGGGGTTTTTTATTTGGAGTAAAAATAAATGACTATGCCAAAATTATTGGTCACACCATTTGCCGATGAAGGTTTGAAAAACAGCATTCCTGTTTCCGCCGAACCTGATGCTTTAGCCAACACGGCTTCTTATAAAAAGGGGTTTCCGCAAGCGACAATGACCCCCGTAGAGCTGGGCGGAATGCCACCCAGCGGTAAAGACATGAACGGTATTCTTCATGAGCTGTCTAGCCATATCTCTTACATGAATAAAGGCGGTCAGTACAAGTTTAATGCCGATTTTTGTGAGGATATTGGCGGTTATGATATTGGTGCAATTGTGCTTAGTGATGACGGCATGACGGAATACATCAACACATTAGCCAATAATAAGACCAACCCAAACACAACTGGGTCAATTGGTTGGAAAATTTGTTCAGGCGCCGCGCCGCTTGGCAAGTTGCTTACAGATAGGAGCGGATTGATTTCAGCTTCCGGTGTGAAAAACGATAGCATACCGGACGCCGTAAAAAATATCGCCAAGAATAGCGCAGGGGATTTGATTAACAAATCCCCTTTAGTTATTTATGCCGTTTCTCGTGCAGATTTCGTGGCTAAACAAAATACGCCTGAAATTATCGCGTTGCCTGATGGTGCTGTTGCGGTCGCTCAAGGGTATTTCTACGAACGCAAGCGAGGCAGTAAATATATTCCTGATTTGCCCGGTTGGATTCCGATCAATGAATCTTTTTCCCACTTTGACGGCTCATACACTGATAAGCACGAAAAAACCATCGTCCGCTGCCGTTATCATCAGAAAGATGGGAAACGGTGGAATATTACGGAGGTAATTAATCCTAAGCCCGGCTGTGTGCGCAAAATCACTCTTGGAGAGCCTGACGCGCAGAAGAAAATTGAAATGCAAAAACTGCATGAATTTGCCGGTCATAGTAAATCGCGAATCTTGTTAAGCTGTGACGGCTGGACAACGCCGCCGGTTGACGGCAAAAGCGCATTGCAAGGCTTGCAGATTATTGATGGCGAGGTGCATAGAGACTGGGAGAAAACAGACTATGACACTAACGCTGCTGCTGTGTGGATGAAAAACGGTAATCTTAAGATTGCACGAAGCAAGGATGGAAAGAATGCCGCGAAGTGGGTAGCGGAGGGCGCGTTATGGTCGGCAAGTTTTGCGCGCGGGCCTGCATTAGTCGAGAATGGAGAGGTTATCCAAAACCCTGACACATACTTGAGCGCACGAGCGGCTATCGGCCAACGTGCAGATAAAAGCCTCGTGTTTCTGAATCTTGAGGGCATCAGCGGCTCATACGGTGCAACATTGCAGGAATCAGCACAAATCATGGCTGACGAAGGCTGCCTGATTGCCGTCGCCCTCGACGCTGGCGGATCTTCGCAGGTTTGGTATGAGACTGCTTATGCCTGTCCTTCATCGGACGGGAGCTTTCAGGAAGGACGCGCCATCCCATCCGCTATCGAAATTATTGCCGATATTGTCGAGCCATACGATACAGGATGGGTTCCAATCCCTGTTATTGATGGCGTTACCGCGGGTAGTAAAGGGCAAGGAGGTGCCGCTATCGCCTACCGTCAACGCGGAGGCGACGTGGAATTGAGACTTGATACGGTCTATTCATTTAAAGCAAACACCGAAACAATCATTACGACAGAAGAAATTCCGAAACGTTTCCGCAATCAGGATTACCGGCCGCTTCGTGCAATTGCCTGCGGCTTTGGTGGTGCAGTCGTCCCGTGGTGGAGCGGCACATACATCAGCATTCTGCCACATAAGGATACTCCGTATACATATGGATACACAGAATGGCCTATGCCAAACAGTAAATAAAAGAGGTAATTATGTTTTATATTTTTAGTCGTGATGGCCATTTTGCGGAGCAAATGGCAGTCAAGCCTCCAATATTGCCGAGCGGGTATTTTTATTTGGAAGTAGCTGATTCGGAAGAGATGGGCGAGTACCTATTCTCAGATGGCCGCGTCGTCTTGTCGACAAATGTCCCGCCTCCTTCCGGGGATTACATTCTCCAAAATGGAGAATGGGTATTGCCTGAAAATCATACCGAGATGATTTTATCGGCTGCAAAAAAACAAAAATTAAAAGACCTAAATGATTCTGCTCAAGCTTTTATTAACAAGCACGCCGGTATCGACAGCGTACCTGAATTTGAGTTTGCGAGCTGGGCAATTCAAGCCGCTGAAGCGAAGGCTTGGCAGGAAGATAAAGCCGCGCCAACTCCGGTGCTTGACGGCATTGCCACCGCCCGCGGTATGTCAGCAGACACGCTTAAAGCAGCGGCTTTGCGTAAAACGCTGGCTTACGAACAACTCGCCGCACATGTGGCAGGTCAACGCCAAGCGCTGCAAAGCAAAATCGAAGCAGCGAAAACGCAGGCCGCGCTTGATAAGATTGCAGTCGTATTCACACTGCCGGAGGCTGTCTGAATGGTTCGAGTCTATTTGGCACTCTATAAAGGCAAAGCCGCAATCAACACCCCGCGCGATGTGGTTAAACGCATTGCCGACAGCGTTGTACGATTGGCAACATGCAGCCCGTACAGCCATTGTGAAATCGCTGTTAAGCACCCACGCGACGGCCTGTTTGATTGTTATTCGTCTAGCGCGAGAGACGGCGGG